TTGTACAGTTGGTTTAAAATTAGAACTAATATCATTGGTTAAATCAATTCTTGGAAAATCCATACCAGGCGTATCTTGTCTTTCTTTATCTTGACGAATCTCTCTAACTTCTCGTACTTCGGTGCGAGGAGTATCGACTTGTGACAATGAATTTAATTCATTTTCTAGTTTATCTAAATCAGATATTTCAATTCCAGGAGCTTCTTTCTTTTTTGTATTCATTAAAAGTTCAACACCTGGTAAATTAACATTCGATGAATTTGAAAAAGTAGAAGGTGCCAAATCAATAGGATCAAAGTTGAGTTTGATTTCTTCTAAACCGTCTAATTTTGGGCCAAGTTGGATTGTTTCCATTATGTTTATATAAGAACAATTAATTTTAAGTAATCCGCATTTATATTGTTTAAATACCAAATTAATTGTAATAGAGTATCTGCCAAATCATCCTTTTTCTTATGTTTTTCAAAACCAGTATCCCACTTATTTGCCAACACTAATTTTCGTACACAATCTATACCTATTTTTTTACGTTGTGCATACGTAGTTGTTCCAGTATGAAATAATTTTAATTTATTTACTGCAGAAACACATGTTACTTCTGCATTTCTCATAATCCAATATTGTACTACCATTCCTTGTAACATTTTCATACGATTTGCAAGTGGTCCAATTTGATTTTCTATAACAACTTTATCTACTTTCTTAAATCTTTCGTATTGAATCATTAATTCTTTTCCTAAATCAATCACAGAACAAGTTTTTGCTGATTTTCTAATTACATTACTTAATTTTTTAGTATTTAATTGTTCTATCATTTTTTCTTTGGATTCACATTGAGTAATTCCATGCTGTGTGCATAACTTTGCCAATTCTGGTTTGGCTAATCCAGATAGTGGAGGAATTGGAACAGCGTGTTTTTTACAAAAAAAAGAAGTATCTCTAAAAAACAATGCAGGTTGTTTACATTGTTTTTTACAATAATGGGTACATGTAGGTTGAGGTCCAAGTAAATCAATTACGTCCCAATCGATGATTTGAAAAGTATCTGTTACCGATACAAGACAATGTGCTAAATGTGTAATTCCAATATCAATAGATAACACCAACATAGTAATACAATTAAAATAGTTTTATTATGTTTTCTATTATTTATTTCTATTATTTCTATTATTTCTATTTAGTTATTTTATACAATTCTAATACAGTAATTGCTGCAAGAACTTGAACTAATACATATGGAACTAAACTAGATATTTTTTGTTTTCCTGCAAGAACCATTAATACAGTAACTGCAGGATTGAAATTTCCGCCTGAAATAGCACCTCCAATATAGATGGCTAAAGCAAGTGCAGCTCCTATTGCCAATGGATTGCCAGTTGTAATAATTACATATAAGAAAAAAACAGTTCCTACATATTCAATTATTAGATCTTGCATAAATAATCTATAGATTATATTTTTACAATTTTGTCTTTTGTTATTTTTACTAAATGTGGGTTAGGAATATCGGGTTTTGGCGGCGGATTTTTCAATTCTTTCATAATTTCAGAATACGATTTCTTTGGCATTTTTTATATTTATATTTTTATTATTTTATTTCAATTTAATAACTTAAAACTATCCATTGATTCGTAGATATGTATCCTACTGTAATATTTTTCAGATATGATATATATTCGAATATTGATTCTGTATTTAATAAAGATAAATTATTGTGTGATGTTCAAATTTTTAACAACAAATCGTGTTTAAATAAATTATTCAATCCAAATAATCAAATTTTAGTTACATTTGGCAATGATTTTTCCGAATACATGAATGATGTTTGTTCTATGATTCCAAATAGAATTAAACATAGATGGATTCATTTATCATCTATTAATTTAGATGAATTTAATAAATCAGTGAATTTTTGTTATATGGATAATATTGTTAAACAACTATCTTACCGTCCTATTTTTTCTATATTCACTACTTGCTATAATTCCTATGATAAAATAAAACGAGCATATACTTCTGTAAAAGATCAAACACTACTTGACTGGGAATGGGTTATTTTAGATGATTCGCCGGATGATGCTCATTTTGTTTTTTTAAAGCATTTGTTTGATGGAGATAATAGAATCAGGTTATATAAACGAAGTGAAAACAATGGAAGTATTGGAAATGTCAAAAATGAAGTTGTATCTTTATGCAGAGGAAAATACGTATTAGAATTAGATCATGATGATGAAATTACACCAAATTGTTTATATGATGCAGTTACTGTTTTTGAAAAAGATTCAGAAATTGGATTTGTATACATGAATTTTACAAATATATATGAAAATGGTGCTAACTTTAAATATGGTGATTATTATTCATTAGGATATGCAGGATACTATATGGAAAAATATAAAAATAAATGGGTATATGTATCTGCAATTGCAAATATTAATAATGTATCTCTTAGCCATATTGTAGGTGTGCCAAATCATCCTCGTATATGGAGAAAAGATGTACTTATGAAAATTGGAAATTACAGTGAATTTTTACCAGTAAGTGATGATTATGAATTATTATTACGAACTGCAGTACAAACTAAAATGGCAAAAATTCAACAATTGGGATACATTCAATATATGAATAATAATAACAATAATTTTTCACTTATTCGTAATTCCGAAATCAATCGGTTATGCAGTCATCTTAAACATCATTGTTATTCTGGATATAAAATGGATGAAGTGATGAAAGAAAAAAATGCATTCGAAGAAAGACAGAATCAACCTATTTGGGAATTAACAGATTATACTCCTAAATATTGTAATGAGCTTATTAATTTACATCATACAAAAGATTATTGTATTATTGGATTAGAAACATTATTTCAACATTATCACGAAATAAAAGAATTATATAAAAATCCGTTGAATCAATTCTTTATCTTAGATAATAATACTGTATCACATGAGATACTATGCAGTACATTAGATAAATTAGATTTTACAAAAATGAAGTGTTATTCATTAAAAGCAACAGATGCACAACTTATCCAATATTTTCTTCTGATGTATAAAAGTACTGTCGAATTTCATATATTTGAACGTACTGATTATCCTCCATTGCCTTATTTAAATGAAAATACAAATGAAAATACAAAAATAACAATAATAACACCCTCTATTCGACCTGAAAATTTATTAAAAATCAGAGAAAGTATCAACCTTGATTATGTAGATGAATGGATAATTGTATATGATGGCAAAAAAATTAAAGAAAATCCGAACCTGTTTTCATCAGAAAAAATCAAGGAATACATATACACCGGAGACGGGTGTAGCGGCAATCCGCAAAGAAATTTTGCATTAGATCATATTCAAAATCCAGATACATATATTTATTTTTTAGATGACGATAATTTAGTTCATCCAGAGTTGTATACAATACTGAATACATTAGAAGATAATAAAATATATACATTTAATCAAGATCGTCCCGAGAATGTATTTCCATTTACAAATAATCTAAAAGGAAATAAAATAGAATTGTGTAAAATTGATTCTGCAATGTTTCTTATTGATTTTAAATTATGCACAGATATTCGATGGAATTTGTATAAATATTTTTCAGATGGAATTTATATATCAGAAGTGTATTCACAACATAAAGATAAATGGGTATATATTGATCAAACATTATCCTATTATAATAAAATTTAATTACCACATTTATCTGGCATATTTGTAATACCATCCCATGTTAAATTACAACCTTTTGCCCATTGTTGTTTTTGACAAGTTGTAAAATTACTAAAATCCATAATAGGATAACACGCATCTGTTTTATTACCTAGTTTTTGAACATTGTAACATTTTGAAAGAGGACAATTTGTTCCAACATCATCTGTTTTAAGTGTATTCATATCTGGACAACATCCAAACTGAGAATTTTTACAAGCAGCACTTTCAGTTATATTACTATCTACATCATAATACGAACTATACCAATAATCTGGACAATTGTCTACTATAGGCGGATATGCAGTAGTAGATTTATTATTAGTTAATATAATACCTGTAATTGTTAATGCAATAATTAAGAAAATAACCGTCACTACAAAAACATAAAGGGTAAATTTGTCCATTTATATTTCTATATATTTTTTATTTTGAAATATATATGAAGGCTAATGGACGAGTTGATATTTTAAACGCCTCAAAAAGGATAACTTCATATGATAATACGCCTAAAGTTTATACATCTGAATTCAAGGATGCATTAACTGGCATCTGGGAAAATACTCCATTATCCAATACCTTTTTTTCGCCACAAAATCAACAAATTATACAAAATGGAATACGTGCAGGAGTATATAAATTATCGAATAATAAATATGTTATTGCGCAACAATCCGATACAGATATAAAAGTAGTGATGCGAAGTATATATTTAAATCATTGTCAAAATAGAATAGGAAATATTAAGGAACAAATTCAAGAATTAAACCAATACGTTTTTGATTACTGCATTCCAAGAATATATGGAGAAGCACAAGGATATATGAATTATTTACGAGATGCAAGTACTCTTGTAGTTCCTATGGCAAGACCAATTTATACAGCTACCAATAAAACTCTTGAATTAAAACCATTTTTTTAAAATTTAAAAACAAAAACATTTTCTATACATGGATATTCATGTATTTGTGCTTTGTTACAATGAAAGCGTTATACTACCTCATATGGTAAAACATTACAAAAAATATTTACCTTCGTGTAAAATTACCATATATGATAACGAATCTTCTGATAATTCTGTTGAACTTGCAAAAAGTTTAGGATGTGATGTAATTTCATGGAATAGCAACAATGTTCAAAACGAAACTATACAGATTGAAATGAGAAATAATCTATGGAAACCATGTAAATCCGGTTGGGTTTTTATGATAGATATGGACGAATTTATATGTGTGACTGAAGAGGAACTGAAAAAAGAACAAGATTCTGGTACAACTGTATTAAATATAAAAGGGTATGAAATGATTGGCGAAAGTAATACATTAGCGATTGATGATATTGATCTACAAGAAATTAAAAAATATGTACCTAATCATTATGAAAGTAAACATTTGTGTTTTCTAAGAAAAGATGTTATTAATATGAATTATGGTCCAGGAAGTCATACATGTAATCCTCAAGGAAATATTATTTATAGTGAAAACGTATATATAAATAAACATATGTGTTATTTAGGATTGCCGTTTATTATAAATAAAACAGTTGACCGCTATAAACGAACCGAACAAATACGTAAAGAAAAAGGGTATAATACACATTATACATCAAATGTTGCCGAAATTGAAAATAGATATAAGACACATTTAAACACATGTAAATTTATATAAAAATTGATTATACAATTATCAACTATTTAATTGTATAATGAACATTGGTATGTTATCTAGATTCAATCGTTTTGAAACTATATGCAACGAACCCTTAGATAAATATTTTGGATTGCAACACAATTATGATAAATTTGATATATTACCAACAAGAACCGATGATAAAATAGAATTGTTAATTCGTGTCGAAAAAAAGTATTATTATGATTTTGGTTCACTACCTACTGATATGAGTCGTGTTATTTCTGAATATTTATCAAAATTTATATACATTTGTGTAGAGATTACCTTTCCATATGATTATCCATTTAAACCACCTAAATATGCCCTACTGTATACCAAGCACAATTTGAATGTTCCTATAAATTTGGAGAATTATTATAAAGGTATTGTTATCAACCATAATTTACAATATAAACGTGATTGGAGTCCAGCCATAGAAATTGTAAAAGATATTCTTGATTTTATACGGAAAATTAATCATTTTGAATATTTATTCTAATACACCAACTTCTGCACACGGTTCCATAAATTCCCAAACACCATTTTTTTTATTTTTCGGAATAATTTCAAGCAAGTCTTTTTTCAACAATGCAGTAAACTTGGCCTGTTTTTCAGGCAAGTACCACTCAAACATAGTAACAAGATGAGCACATGATTTGGCAATAATTGCATATTTCGTTGAATCGGGAACGCATATTTTCAGATCGGGCTCTGCTTCGTTATCAGTTGAATCTTCGTCTTCGTCTTCGTCTGCGTCTGCGTCGTCTTCAGTGTCTGAACCCGGCGTGTATTCATCTTCTGTGTCAGAGTCATCTGATTCTTCGTCGAACGCGATCGGGTCGGCTGTATATTCGTCTATGTGTTTTTGGTATTCTTCAGGATCGTCAATATCGTCTGTGGTGTGTATCAGGTGTAAATATTCCGGATTCCAAAAGGATAAAATGTGATTGATATTGCGAACCGAATTAGTAGAAGAAGCATCTGTCATGTCGTCTTTCTTTGCAATCAAACAATCGTTTAGAAATCCTAAAGCAAGTATTTTGGCTTGAAGAATGACAGAAAATCCATAACCATTCACACTGCAATAGGTAGATCTTATATTGAGAAGATTTTGAGATTCGTGTGGTTGTAAAAGGTGTTTAGCGTCTTGGCGGGTAAGAGGCCCTAATGATTCGTCATCGTAAGGTGTAATTTGGAATGTTGTGCAGTAAAAATAAACCTTTTTACTATCATTTTGTATGTACAAATAAAGTGTCTTGAATCCGTCGCTGTTTAGATACATTTCTTGAAAAATTTCACAACTTTTCAAGAACTCGTCCACCGCCTCTATTATTTTGATTGCTTTTTCCATTGTAGAGATCCTTTAAAAGCACTATTTTGAAATTTACATTTCAATTTTAATAATGACCTAACTAATAAAAATTGAACATGTTTCATATTTTATTTTTTTTATAATATGACGATTCGTGTATTTTCACATCGGTTATTTACCAATATTACTTCTACACAACTTCCATCTCTAATAGGTAATGAAGTAATTTATTCAGAAGAATTAGCCGAACCTTTAATTAAAACATTTTCGGGAGATTCAATGACACCTTTTTATTTTACGATAGACTATTATTATTTACAACCTAAATATACCACTTCTATTAATCATTTTGGATTGTGTATTATAATAAGCGACGAATTGTTTGATAAATATTTTAAACATGATCTATTTGATCTACTTCCATTCACGATTAGTTATCAAATTCCTACTGTAGACATTATTACATTAAAACGTGTTGATGGAGATTTTCCCCAAGATAGTTCTATTGATGAATTACTTACTTCTTATCTTGAATCTTGTTCTATAGTAAATAAACATCAATTATTTACTATACTATTTGACTCTAACAAACCTCCATTCAAAAATCATATTACATTTGAAATTACAGAGTTCACAATCCATCCCTATGAAGAAATTGAAAATACATTTCAAGAATCATTAACTACCAATTTACATGATCTTGGAATTTCAGTTGTAGTGCACAAAGCATCTCAGTTGGTTGGATTAGTTGCAAATCATGAAATTAAAGTTGATTTTGTGTCAGAGCCAGAACGTGTAAAACCAATAGAAAAATATACTTTACCCGAACCTCAACGTGCATTACAACCAGTTTATCCTGAATCAAAACAATCTGAAGGTCTCCACATGACAGATACAGTACATATACCATTAACTAAAGAACAATTAAGACAAGCAAGAATACAAAAATTTAATGTTTAGAAGATCTTTATCTAGAATACTTACCAGTTTTAAAAAAAGAATCCAACACGAATAATACAAATACTCCTAAAAATACATATAATATTACTTCTTCTGTAACTTGGCCAGTTTTTTCATCTTTTTGTTCTTCTAATAAATAAATCATATAGTTTAATTTTTCAAGAAGTTGAGATTCTTTTGAAGATGGTTGTGAATATTCAAATGGTTTATCATATATTGGATAATTATTATGTATTTGTTGCTGCTCAGCAAATGGATTTTGATAAATAACTGAATTATCGTTTCCTGATATTTTATTCTTTTTTACTTCTTTTTCTTTTACTATTTCTTTTTTAGGATTATAATCTTCCAAATCAGATTCTTCTGCTTGTTCTTGTTCTTGTTGTTCTAATTGGCGGGAACTTACCAATTTAGGACGTATTTTCTTTTTTATCATATTCATTTGCGAATCTTCATGCGGAAATGGTGAAGACCAATTCATTAACATTCTATATTATTTTAATAGATTAAAATTAATAATGAAACTACTGAATTATTTAGAAATATACATTTTCTATGTTTAATACTATTGTTTTTTAAATTTATAAAATATAAAATAAAGTAATTATATGATTCTAGACCTTTTAATTACGTTCGTATTAGCTATTTTTGTTTTTTATCCTTCTGTTGCTGATTCGTTGAACACAATCGTAGGTAAATTACTCTTTTTGGTATTTACCTTTTTTGTAGTAAAACAAAATGCCATTTTAGGACTTGTTGCAGGAATCATTTTTATGTTCCAATTTGTTAAACCTACATCTACTATTTTTCCTAAATCTACTTCGCAGTTTTCATTATTACCATTAGATGAGAGTATAAGATCAAAAGATTCGAATTGTATACCTGTAGATAGAAATAGTGTTGCTCCACCAAGAGAAGAATTAACGGGATCTATTCAAGGAACTTTTGCAAATAATACAAATGGATCTTATACACAATTTAATCTATAAATAATATATGATTTTGCCATATTTATTAATTTTATGTTTGTTATTAATCTTTTATTTGTACAAATCAAAAGAAAAAGAAGGCTTTGTACAAGATTATATATTAGCCGTTATTGTACCACCATCTCCTATGAAAATGATAGATTCATTAAACAAAAAAATTACACCATTTATACCATACAAACAACAGTACAATCGTTTAAAAAGACAATTACGAATGCGATAAAATATACAATGAATGTATGAAAAAACAAATAAAAAATATTGAAAAATATTTAAAATTAATTGACAATTCAAAAATATTTACTGCTTTAATGATGATATGTTTGAATATTGGATCTAAATATATTACCATAAAATTGTCTAAATCACAAGAGGAATATATGAAAAATTATGTTGCCCGTGAAGTACTTGTATTTGCCGTTATTTGGATGGGTACAAGAGATGTTGCTTTATCTTTAGTACTAACTTTTGTTTTTTATGTTATCACTGAATATTTATTTCACGAAGAAAGTTCGCTATGTCTTATGCCAAGTTATTTAAAAAAAATTCAATATTCTATTGATTTAAATTCAAATGGTACTATTTCACAAGAAGAAATAGATAAAGCTGTTGCTTTATTAAGCAAAGCAAAAGAAGATAACAAATTACAACAAAAAGATTCTGTATATAAATATTTTTTAGCAAATAAATATTGATTTACTTTATTTATTGTTATTTAATCAATCATGGCAGAACAAAGAGTTATGCATAAATATTTTATTCAAAAAATCGTAGACAAGTTGCCAACATGCGAGGATATAAATACAATTATACTTTCTTATGTTTGTGAACCAAAACATGGAGTATGTAAATTATTATCGTATAAGTTGATATACTTAGGAAATGTAAATTCAGAAAGATCTTTGGTAAAGAAAGCAATCCGAATGGATCAATGCAGAGCTTTATTAAAATCGTTTGATAGTATTTGGGATTTATTTTCAACCTTTTTAATTAAGGATGAAGATAAAGAAATTATTGAATATTGGTACAATATGATTTCTACTGGTAAAATTTAATATTTAGCAAATGTATGGAATTCGCAATCCCCATAATTGCTTTAGGTGGTTTGTTTATTATATCAAATCAAGACAAAACTAAATGTAAAGAAAATTTTGAAAATAACAGTTTGAATAATACGCCAAATTATTATAATAATATCCCTCGTGTAAATAAACATTTTTCAGCTCCAACATCCTCTCCTGAAGTAAAGCAAGAATATACAGATTTAGCAGGAAGAACTATGAAAATTGATGAGCAAACTGTAAATTTGCGTCCTTTTTTTGGTAAAACAAAAAATATCGGAAATAATTCTAAAGCAAACGATGGACGCGATTCTACATTAGATAATTATACAGGATCCGGAAGTACTCAAATCACCAAATCTGAAAATGCACCATTATTCAAACCACAAGATAACATACAGCATGCATACGGTATGCCAAATCAAACAGAATTTATACAATCACGCCAAAATCCATCGACCAATATGCACAATGTTAAACCATTCCAAGAACAGCGTGTTGCCCCTGGAATGAATCAAGGATTTTCATCCGAAGGTTCGGGAGGATTTAATTCTGGTATGGAAGCAAGAACAGAATGGTTACCCAAAACAGTAGATGAATTGCGTGTTTTAACAAATCCAAAAACATCGTATGAATTGGCAAACCATCAAGGTCCCGCCATAAATAAAATAACCAATACAGGTATTATTGGAAAGGTAGAAAAATATTTACCTGATAAATATTATGTGAATGATCCTGCACGATATCTCACTACTACTGGTGCCGAAAAGGGACCTACATTAAGATCCATCCAA